AAAGGAAAAGAGGGCGAAAATAACAAAGGGGTACGGGTGGTTGATGCGCAACCCCCGCCGGGTTATTGAATTTCCGGTTAAGGGGCAATTGGGGATTTACAATTTGGTTTATACCAAAGATTGTATATTGCCGTACCCCGTGGCAATGGTAATGGATAAAAAGGGTTATGAATTAGCAAGAAAGGAGGCACACAATGAGTAAGGACAAACACACCGTCCAAACAGGCATATACGTTGGGCGGGTAGGCGTATATGTTTACGCCCGTGAGTATTGGCAATATCATAGTTGGCAATTTGGGGTATCCATTGATGCAATAAACGGTTACGACCGTTATGTTGATATTGAGGCGAAAATATTGTTTGTCGGCATTGGCATACGGTTTATATGGATTAAAAGAAAGGTAAAACGATGAAAGCAAAGATTTTATTGTTATCTTTGGCAACGCTTTTGTTGGGGGCGTGTCAAAGCGAGAACGAACCAACGGAGGCATTTAATTTACTTCTAAAATCCGAGAGCATGGAAGAAAGAAACGAGTTTGTAACGAATACCACGGCGGCAATGATACAGATAAACGCCCCCCGGTATAATTGTGAGATTGTCGAAACCGCATTAGCCGGGGGCGATAGGGTACGAATTTGCGTAAAAGGCGCAAAGGACGATTTGGACGCATTGTTTGATTATGTAAACGAAACGGGCAAAGAATGAGAGTTAAGCAACCCGAACCGTTCGACCCAAACAGAGAGTACAACCCCGGCGAACGTTGCGTTTACCGGGGTATGGTATTGATTGCCGAGATATGGACGGCGGCGGATGCACGATTAGCCAACAACAACCCCGCAATATTTACGCAACGTTGCGTTCGCTGCAAAATCCAAAGGGAAGATTGCCCCGGAATAGGTAGGCAATGCGATAAGTACAACAGAACCGACCGAAAAACGATATTTTGGCGGTTGGCATATACGAAAACAGTAAGAACGAATAAAAAATTAGAATGACAGAAAGTAAGTTAAACCCGTTTGATGCGGAATTGTTGGTTATGATTGGCGATATTGCCAAAAGCCAACCGGAGGTCGAGGAAAAACCCGACCGTTACGAAATCACGGTTGACACAACCGAGATACAGGGAAACGCAATTGAAGCACTAAAACAGGCAGTCGCCGGACGATTGGGGAAACGCTTGTTAGTTACCCACACGTTAGACGCCGCCGTTGTTTTCAACGTCGAGTACGACCCGACGGAATACCCGGAACAAATCCGCACCCGGTTAGTTGAGCCGGACGCCACGGCGGGAACCCGATATCGCCGCACGTTGTTAGAAGTTGACGCAATACAGGTACGCCGGGACAATTTGGACGACCTGTTGAGATTTACCGGAGGCGGAACCATGACGATACCGAGAACCCCAAACGGGCGGGCGGTTTATTCGTTCCCGGACGGCAACGGCATTTTCATTGACGCCCCGGAAACGTACTACATTGTCCGGGAACCGGACGGACGATTGACAACCCGCCCGGAAAGAGAGTTTAACCGGGAGTTTGAGCCGAAAGGCGTAAGCGTACCGAAAGAACCCGGCGATAAGGGATGCGGGAATTGCGCCAACTTTACAAACGAGGATGTCAACGGGAACGGTTATTGCGAGGCGTTCAAATGCGAACAATCGTGCGGCGTTATGCCGTGCCAAGAGTACAAACCTAAAAATCAATAAAGCGATGAACAAAAGAGAAAAATTTTTGAAAGAGATTGCCGAGGTTATCAACCGTAATTCTTTGGAGGCGCATTTTAACGATACCCCGGATTACATATTGGCGAAAGTAGCAGTTGAAGCAATGGAGAATTTCGCCGAAGCGTCCGCACGGAGGGACAATTGGCACGGGTTCAAAGAAGCCGATAAGCCGGGCGAGGTTGTGCGGAATGAGGATTGCGACAATTGTCCGGTTCGGGGGATTTGCCCGGAGCATAAGAAGCCGGAGGCGTTCGACGTCCCAAAGGAGGTGCGAGCAATGGCGGAATTTTTCGGCAAGATGTTCCCCGGTTCCAAAGTAGAAATACACCGGGTCGAAATGCCGAAAAGGAACCCACGGGATAAACGCCGGGCAAAGAACAAAAGGAAAGGGGGCAACAATGGGAAAAAGTAATTGCCCCGGACAATCGAAGCCCGAAAAGATATGCGGAACGTGTCGATATTTTAACCCGGAATTTCCGGTAAATGGAAAGCCCGCCCCGGTATGTTTGGCAATAAAAGAAATGAAAGGGGGAACGGAATACAACAACCCCCGTGGAACGCAACATTATTTTCGTTGCTCAAATGGGAGGTACGAAATAGGCATAAGCAATTAGGCAATCAGCCCCGGAAACAAAGCCGGGGTTTTGCCGTTTATATGTGAGAGAGAACAAACGGTTGGCAATGTACCGGAAAAGCCGTAAATTTGCCCCGTGGTTAAAAGATAACCGCCGAGATATAGAAAGTATTGGTTAAGACAATAAAGCCTCTTAAAATGGAAATTCCGTGCAAATAACTTGCAAAGGGTAAGCAACGTTTTAAGGAGGTAAACAGGGGAAAGGATAAAGCCCGGAACGAAAGAACAAAGGCAAAGGAGCCGATAAGGAACCAAGCCAAAGGACGAAAAGGCGTAAAAGGCAGATTTTGACCCCTGTTTGACATTAAAAGAGGTTAGACGATGGAAAAATTGAACAAAGGGCGAAAGCCCCCCGGATACAACAAACGTTCCGAGGAACAAAGGATTTACGATGTACGGTTTTGTGCCGACTTGTTTTTGCGTGGTTATTCGTATCGAGAAATTGCCGACGCATTGAACCGGGATTTGTCCGCCCGTGGCGTTGGTTATACAATTTCGTTTCAAATGGTTTATTACGATTTGCAACAATGCCTTATCGAATGGAAGCGGGAACGGTTGGAAACAATCGACGAATATGTTACGCAGGAATTGCGCAAGTTGGATAAAATGGAGCAACAAGCGTGGGAGGCGTGGGAGGTATCCAAAACCGGAAAGCAGCGCACCAAAGAGAAAACCAACCGGGGGCGTCCTATCAAAACGGATGCGACCGACGGCGACCCGGAATATTACGGGTATGACGAAACGACCGTTGAAACGTCGGCGGGCAATCCCCGGTTTTTGGACTTGCTGTTGAACATTCAACAACGCCGGGCAAAGATGTTGGGATTTGATGCACCCGTTAAAATCGAGATACCCGGATACAACGCCGGGACGGACGACGATAAACCGAAATACGATGTTAAGGCAATCCCGGACGACCTGTTGTTTGCCGTCGCCGACAAATTGCAGTCCGCCGAATTTCAAAAGACAATCGCCGAGAAAGGAGGGGCGCAATAATGGCAAAGCGAATGAATGTTGTTAAACAGGTTGTAACCAAAACGAACCATTATTGCGGGGATTGCGGACACGGTGTTTGGTATTTCGACCATGAGAATTTAGATGTTGCAAATAGATTGCCGATTTGTTGCCGTTGTCCGTTTACCCCGAACCGTTCCCGGATAAGGAGCGAAACGGCGTGTTTGAATTGGATACCGAAAAAGCCCGGCGAATTGATAGTTACACCCGATAAAATTGTACGACCATGAGCAACGAGGAATTATTGAAGATGTACGAGGCAATCAAGGCAGACCCCGGCGAATTGGTGCGAGCCGCCGCCCGTAAACGTCTTATCAACTTTGCCCGGTATATGCAACCGGATTTGGTATTGGAACCGTTTCATGTTGTATATTATACCCTGTTGGATATGTTTGCGCATGGCAAAATACGAAAGATGATTGTACAACAGCCGCCGCAACATGGCAAATCGGAGGGGTCAAGCCGCAAATTACCCGCATTTATGTTGGGGTTAGACCCCGACCGCAAAATATGTATCGGTTCGTATGCGGCGACAATCGCACGGGATTTTAACCGGGACGTTCAACGAATAATCGACACGCCCCGGTATCGTGAATTATTCCCCGGCACGTACTTAAATGGGTCGAACGTCGTAACAATGGCGAATACCTATTTGCGCAATTCCGATGTTATCGAGATGGTCGGGCGTAAGGGGTCGTTGCGTGTCGTCGGTCGTGGCGGTTCGCTGACGTCTAAAACCGTGGACGTTTCGATATTGGACGACGTGTATAAAGATTACGCCGAGGGTAACAGCCCGATAGTACGGGCGGCGGCGTGGAAATGGTACACGACCGTTGTACGCACCCGTTTACACAATGATAGTCAAGAATTGATTGTATTTACCCGTTGGCACGACGACGATTTGATAGGGCGCATTGAAAAGAGCGGCGAAACGATTATTGATGTTAAGTGTTGGGCGGATTTGGAGGACGTAACGCCGGGGGCGTGGGTGCGCATAAACTTTGAGGGGTTGAAAACCGGGGAACCGACCGAGATAGACCCACGGGAACCGGGGGCGGCATTATGGGAAAGCCGACACAGTAAGCAAAAGTTGGAAGCGCAAAAGGCATTAGACCCGGTGCAATTTCAATGCCTGTATCAAGGCAACCCCGGTTCCGCCGAGGGTCGATTGTACCAACCTTTCAAAACGTGGGTCGAAAAATCCGATTACGGCACGTACATTCGTTCCGGCGCATACATTGACGTTGCCGACGAGGGCGACGACCTGTTGTTTGCCGCAACGTATGACGTGTATAAGTCCGACAATCTGTTTTTCAACGAGAAAACAAAGCGCATGGAGCCGATATTGTTTGCCCTTATTACAGATATGGAAATGACGGACGAAAATACGGACGTTACAACCGTAACCGTCCCGGCGATGATTAACCGGAACGGGACGCAAAAAGCGTGGGTTGAGAGCAACAACGGTGGTGCGGGTTATGAAAAGGTTATCAAAAAGAAAGTCCGGGCGATTACCGACCCGTTTTATCAAGGGGGCAACAAGGAAAGCCGGATAATAACAGCGTCCGCAATGGTTAATCAACATATAATTATGCCGTTCGGTTGGGAAACCCGGTACAAAGCCGTTTACGACCATGTAACCGGATTTTTGCGCAATTTCGGAGCCAATACGCACGACGACCCGGAGGACGGATTGACCGGGATATATGAAAAGGAGATTGCGGACGGCAATATACAGCCATACGCACACGCAAACCGAGGCGTAAGACGACGCAATTAGCAATATTTTTGAGATATGCAAGATTATCCGGGAAAAAGTTTATAACTTTGTAACCGAAACGAGAGGGCAAAGGGACAGCCCCGGAGAAAGTAATAATATTTTTAACGTTAAAAACAAAGAAGTATGATTTGTAAATGTCCGGCGGGGGCGGCGTTGCCCGATGTACCCGCAATTAAGTGTTCGGAAAGTTTCGGACAGGTTCAGAAAGTGGCTTTTCAACGTCTTATGAAAGACGACGGAAGCAAAAACAGTTTTACGAGTGAAAAAGCGATTACGGCGTTAGCGTCATGGACGCCCCTGTTATCGGCGGCGGATAGCACGAAAATAGTTGTTTCGCCGTATATCCAAGCCCCGACCGCCGAGGCGGGAGCCGCCCGCACCTTTGGAGGCGGTAACGAAACGTTAGGAGGCGTCGAAGAGATTATTGGACGTGAACCAACCCCGTTTACCGGAGTTATCCGCAAAGCCCCGCAGGAGGTTATCAAGGCATTAAAGGAAATGCAATGCGAAAGTTGGGGCGACAATTTGGGTATCTTCATTTTCGACGAAAACGGCGCAATTGGAGCCATTAAGGACGCCACAACGGAGGGTACATTTTACCCGATACCGATACGTTCGTTGTTTATCGGCGATAAGACGTTGGGCGGATTGGAAGCCCCGGACAGCAACGCAATACAATGGTCGTTTTTGCCGAATTGGTCGGACGATTTGGCGATTGTTGCCCCGGCGTTTAACCCGCTTACGGATTTGAAACCCGCATAAGCGTATGACGGCGAAAGTTACAAAGGTCGTGTTGGAGTGTCCGACCCTTAACACGACCGAAGAATTTGAGATTAACCACGCCGAACGCCTGTTGCGGATGCCTAACAATGGCGGTTGGCAGTTGCCCGAAAAAACACCTTTTGAATTTAGCAAAGAAAATGGGATTAGATATAAAACGCATAAGAAAGGAAATAACGGAACCGAGGAAAAAGGCGACGATAAATAAAGCGGTCATACACCAAAACCGCATTAAATTTCACGCCCAAACCAACGTAACGCCCTTAATGTGTTTACCCACGACCGATTTTTTGGCATGGGTTCAAAATCTTATCCCGCACGATAAATTCAAAATCTTCAAAACATTGTTCCGTTACCCCGTTCGTACCAACGAGGTAACGGGCATTTGTTTTGATAAGTTAAGCCGTATTTTCGACGGTCGTAACCCGGCGTTCAACTATCAATTTCAAAACACGGAACAACGGGACGATTGGGAGTATTACCGCCAAGATGTATTAAAGGAGCCGGAAATTTGGAACACGAAAGGTTGGGAGTTTTTCAAGACGGAAATAAACAGCGTCTTAATAGTTGATTTGCCCGCCGAGCAAAACCCCGCCGACCGATACCCGACCCCGTATTTTTATTGGCTACCTATCGAAAGCGTCATAACCTTTGAGGCAAACCGGACAACCGGGGTTATGGATTGGATAATTTTCCGCCAACCCGATAAACGTATTGCAGTTATTGACGATGAACGATACAGAGTATTTGCAGAGGACGACGGCGGCAACATAGGCGAATTATTGGTTGATAACCCACACGATTTGCGCTATTGCCCCGCCCGTTTCTTTTGGAACGAGCCAATGAATTTGCGAGAACCGGACGTTAAACAATCCCCGCTAACAAAAGAATTGGAGGCGTTGGATTGGTTTTTGTTTTTCCATATATCGAAGCGGCATTTGGATATGTACGGGGCGTACCCGATATATTCCGGTTACGAACAATCGTGCGATTTTACAAACGCCGAAAACGGCGATTATTGCGACGGTGGATTTTTGAAAGACAAACAAGGGTATTACAGGTTAGACCAAGCCGGGTTATTGATGCGTTGCCCCAAGTGCGGCGACAAACGGATTACCGGGGCGGGTTCCTTTGTTGAAATACCGATACCGGACGGGGACAAACAACCCGATTTGCGGAACCCGGTACAAATGTTGACCGTTGACCGTACAAGTTTGGATTATAACGTTGAGGAAGAAAAGCGATTGCGGGAAAACATTATTACCGCCGTCGTCGGACAAAACGAGGAAGTAACCCAACGGGAGGCATTCAACGAACAACAGGTTAAAGCCGCATTTGAGAGCCAAAGCACGGTATTAAACCGAGTGAAAAAAGGCTTTGAAGCCGCCCAACAGTTCGTCGATGAAACGGTTTGCCGATTGCGATACGGCAATATGTTCGTATCTGCAAAAGTCAATTACGGCACGGAGTTCTATTTGTACGACGCAAGCGAGTTGCGGAACCGTTACAAGTCGGCAAAGGAAAGCGGCGCAAGTGAGGCAGAATTGGACGCCCTACAAAATCAGATTATCGAAACGGAGTACCGGAACAACCCAACCCAATTGCAACGTATGTTGATATTGGCAGAGTTGGAGCCGTACCGCCATTTGACCCGGAACGAGGTATTGGATTTGTACGGGCGTAACTTAATCCCGGAGAATGAATTGCGTATAAAGTTGAATTTCGCTAACTTTGTCCGCAGGTTTGAACGGGAGAATACAAACATTTTGGAATTTGGAACGCAAATACCATTCAACCAAAAGATTTCAGTAATAACAAGTAAATTTAACGAGTATGCGAGTGAAAACAGCAACCGAGGGTAAAACAAAGGACGTCGCAATTACCGACGTCACCCCCGAAAACTACATTGTACCGAGCAACGAACAACATTTGTATCATTGCGTTATTGAGGTACGCAAGTTTGACAGCGAAACGGGCAAACGCTTATCCGTTCCCCGTATCCAAAAGTTCGGCAAAAAGTCGTTTGAAAACGGCATTTGGGACGCACTGAAAAAACAGGGTTACACGATTACCGTATTGCACGACCCCAACGAGTACGTCAAGGCGCAAGCCGAGGAAAAAGCGGCACGAACCGCCGCACAGCAGAAAGCCGCCGAGGAAAAAGCCGCCGCCGATGCAAAGGCAAAGGCAGAAGCCGAGGCGAAAGCCAAAGCCGAGGAAAAAGCGGCGTTAAAGGCTGAAATTTTGGCGGAATTGAAAGCGGCGGGAGTTATCCCGGCGGAACCCGCCAAAGAAACCAAAGCCGATGCAAAGGCAAAGGCAGAAGCCGAGGACAAACCCGGAGCGAAAAAGTAACAGAGTATTAAACTATTAAAAATACGATTATGGCACAGATTGCACAGCTGGACAATTTGGTTATTGAAGTAACAACAACCGCCGCCGCATTGGATGGCGACACAAAGAAAAAGTTGATTGAATGTATTGAGGGCGGAACAATTGCCGACGTCATTTTGGTAACAAAAGAGGTTGAAAAGAAAATCAGCCATGCACGTGTTGTTAGTTGGTTGGTTGACACAACCGGGGATTCCCCAAAATACACAATTGATATTATTAACGCAAACAGCGGAGCAGTAGCAGCAATCGCACTTAATTAATTCAAAGGGTAAGAATATTATGTTAACGAGAGAAATTTTAATTGCAAATGCGGCTTTGTCCGGTTTGACGGACGAACAAATTGCGGCAATTACAACATTGTCCGCCAACGACGAAAATAGCGTTATCGCCAAAAAGACGGGCGAAATTTACGGCGGATTGGATGCCGATATTTTGGCGGCGTCCGGTATCGCAAAGAACGGAACCGAAAAGACGTTTGATTACGCAAAACGTGTGGTCGCCGAGTTCAAAACCAAAGCGGAAAGCGCAAGCGCATTGCAAACCCAAATCGACAGTCTGACGAAAGAAAAGGCACGTTTGGAAAAGGCAATTGCCGACGGTGCGACCGATGCGGAAACGGCAAAGGCGTTGAAACAGGCGAAAGCCGATTTAACGGCGGTAACAACGCAGTTTAACGACCTCAAAAGCAAGTACGATGAAGCCGAAAAGAAATTCCAAACGGAGTTGTTCGGCGTTCGTATCGAGGGTGCATTGCAGACCGCAACCGCCGGGTTGAAATTCAAACCGGGATTGCCCGAAAGCGCAACAAAGGTTTTGTTAGCGCAAGCAATCGACAAAATTAAGGGTATGAACCCCGAATATATCGACGACGGAAAAGGCGGTAAAATCCTTGCTTTTAAGGACGAAAGCGGCGCAATTATGCGTAACCCGAACAATCAGTTGAACCCGTACACCCCCGGCGACCTGTTGGCAAAGGAATTGGAAACAATGGGTATTTTGGATAAGGGACGCCAAGCCGGAGGCGGCGGAACGGTTCCCCCGGCGGGCGGTTCCGGCGGTGGTGGCGGAACAACCATTGACGTAACGGGCGCAAAAACCCGTGTCGAAGCTTACGAAGCAATCGCCGCAAACCTTATGGCGCAGGGTTTAACGGCGGGTTCCGAAAAGTTCGACGCCGCAATGAAACAGGCATGGCAGGACAACAATATTGCCGCATTGCCGGAAAAGTAAACAATCACGGGTAAAGGGTAAACCCGCATTTAATAACAATTAAATTTTTAACATTATGTCATTAGTAGCAACAAGATTGCAAAATTGGCGGATTGAAAACCCGGAATTAGACCGTAATATGACCCGCCCGTGTGAGTATGGCGCATTGGATTTTTTCATTGAGCAAACCAACGCCCCGTCCTCAATCATTAACCCCAATTTGCGTGACCGTGCGTTTGCGTCCATTGGTAACACGGTACAAGTACCCGTTATCAATTACGACGGCGATGTACAGGTTAGCAATGTCCGTTCGTGCGTTATCGCTGACGATGAAAATACGTCCGCATTGGTAACGGTTGTTTGGGCGACTTATGCCATTGGCTTTACAATGGTTCCCGCCGCATACATGAACAACGAAATTTCCTACGAACACGACTTTTTGCGCAAAATGGAAAAGACGTGCCGGGCTTTGGCGGACAAATTGGACGTCGGAGCCGTTGCCGCATTGGAGGCAAACAAAACACAGGTGTTCAAAACGTTGCTTAACTACACGGAGGCGGGCAACGTGGTACAGGTTCCAACCCAAATGGCGACCGAGATTTTGGGCGATATTAACCCGATTATGCGGGCTAACTGTTACCCGGAATATATCCACATTATCGCCAACGCCGGGGTTGATAGCCTTATCCGTAAACTTGCGCAACATGGCGTTTACAACGACGTAAACAAGCGCATGGAGTACGACAACAAGGTTTTGCACTACACGAACAACGTAACCGACGAAGCGGGCAAAATGGGAACCATGTTTGCCGTTGCTGACGGTAATGTTGGTATCCTTACCCGTGTTGACCGTGAGGCATTGCGCCGCACCCGTGCGAATTTCCACGAATGGGACGTTGTACGTTTGCCGTACATTGATTTGCCCGTTGGTTCGCACTATTACACCGCCGTTGGCGACCAGTCCGCAATCATGGGCGCCGCAACCGCCGATTTGACGTGCGCCGTTAAGGAGTATTTCGGATTTTCCGTTGACGTGGCGTATATGGTTGCTTACAACAGCAACCCGAATACTGTGGCAAACCCGATTATCAAAGCCGAGATTGCCGCCCGCAATCCAAACGAACCGTTGGGTATGCCTGTATATGTAACCAACGCCGGGGAATTTCCCGCCGGAGGTGCGGGCGCATAACGCCGGAGCATAACGAATTGTTAAACCGAGGGGACGGGGTGGTTATCCCCGCCCCCTTATTTATTTCAAACGCAGATGTACCGATTAAAAGAAATACAGGACGCATTATTGCACGTCGTCGGGTGGGAACAATCATACGACCCGGCAAAGGCGATAGACGACAATTTAACGCAGACGGAAAGCGGTTTGACGTTTCAAGGTGCGCACCCCCTTGTTACTTTGGATAATGTCCGGGCAATCGTCCCGGATGATTTCGTTTTTCAATATCCGGTTTGGAATATGATACCGGAATACAAAGCCGGGGCAAAGGTTCGCCACAACAACAAAGTTTGGATTGCCGCACGGGACAACCAAAACGAGGAACCGACCGAAAGCGATTTTAACGACGATTACAACGACGATTACGGCAACCCATATTGGCAACCGTACAATTTCATTTCCGATTATTTGGAGCGGTTGACCCGTAACGGTATTGCGCAAATGGTACAAACATTCACGCAAATAAAGGGATTGGATAAGGAAACAAAGAACCTATTGGAACGGCGCACGTTCTTTGACGGTGCGGGACGTATCCGGGCGACGTTGCCGAATAATCATAAGTTAGTCGGGTTTGAAATTGTCCCGGTTCGTTCTATGGGCGTAACAATGAAAATCGAACAAATCGGGTTGCAAATGACGGGCGCAACCGGGGTTGTTCGTATGTATCTTTTCCATTCGTCCCAAATTGACCCGATAAAGACGTTTGATTTGAATTTTACGCAGACAAACGGCGGTTTTCAATGGTTCCCGTTGAAAGATTGTTATTTGCCGTATATCAGTACCGGAAACAACGCCGGGGGGTCGTGGTTCCTTTGTTACAACCAAAACGATTTGCCCGCCGGGATGCAGGCAATTAACATGACAAAGGATTGGAGCCGGGAGCCGTGCGGGACGTGTACGGGTTACGTTGATTTGGAGCGTTGGCGGGAAATAACCAAGTATTTACAGGTATCCCCGTTTATGATGAACGCCCCGGAAACATTCGACGAATACCCGGAGTTGTGGGATATTGCGTTGACGATGTACACCAATACGCAGAATTACGGGTTGAATTGCGAAATAACCGTTGGTTGCGACCTAACGGATTTTATCATTAAGGAAAGGCAAATTTTCCAAACGGTTATCCAACGACAGGTCGCCGCAATCATGTTGCGCACGTTGGCAATGAACCCCGATGTTAAGGTAAACCGGAACCAAGTAAACGCAACCCGGTTGGAAATTCTTTACGAATTGGACGGCAACGTTGAGGGTCGCCCCGGCGGTTTGGGTTATGACCTTAAAAAAGCATACGAGGCGTTGCGGTTGGATACGCAGGGTATCGACCGTATTTGCCTTACTTGTAATAACCACGGTGTAAAATACCGGACAACGTAAGATTATGGCGGGGTTAAAGTCAATACAGGATTTACGCAACCGGGTTGCCACATTCAACAACGGGTTATCGTCCGGCGCATACATTCAACAAATCATTTGGGACAATGACGCCTATATTGTTGATATGAATGCCGAGGAACAATTGTTTGAACAAGGTATTAACCGTTTGGGCGTGGATATTATGGATTACGCCCCGTATTCGCCGTTGACGATAGCCATAAAGGAGGAAAAGGGACAACCGACAAACCGGGTAACGTTACGGGATACCGGGGATTTTGAAGCGTCGTTTTTTTTGGAAGTCGGCGACAAACAGTTTGAAATAAAAGCGTCGGATTTCAAAACGGAGGACTTAATAAAAAAGTACGGGCGGCAAATATTGGGATTGACGGACGAAAATATTGCGGCGTTGATTTGGCAATATATATTCCCGGACTTAATGAAGAAAGCAAAAAACGTATTATATGGCAACGAATAAGAGAACAACCCCTATAATTCCCAACCCGGTTTTAATCGACCGGGTTTTGGGGAACATACAAACCGGGTTAATGGATAACGTCGATTGGTTGGACATCGCATTTGGGCGGGCGCAACGTATCGCCAAAGTGATACAGGGCAAACGCTATTATACCCCGAACGTATATGCGGGCGGGACGGAATGGAGAGGCGACAATGATTATATCGACGTTTCCCCGGATGCCAATATTGGCAATTTTTCGTTCTTTTGGATAGACGACCCGCAAACGGTCGGTTGGGTTCCCAAAGAGCAAAGCGAGATTAAAGCCCCGTTTTCCCTTATTGTTTGGTTCGATTTGCGCAAGGTTTACCCCGGTCAACTCAACAACCGGAATACCGAGGCATTGAAGAACGAAATATTGACCGTCCTAAATGGCGGTTTTTGGCTGAAAGACGGGACGATTGTAATAAACCGGATTTATGAGTTGGCGGAAAACGTGTACCGTGGGTTTACGTTGGACGAAATAGATAATCAATTTTTAATGCACCCGTTCGGCGGTTTTCGCTTTGAGGGTGTATTGTCAGTTAATCAACCTTGTAACATTTAACGATATGGTAACTTTTATTATTTGGGTTTTGGTCGTGGCAACCGTGGCGGCGTTCCTGTTGACCCTGTTAAAAAAGTGGGGCGTTATTGAGTACGTCCAAGTTCACGGCAACGACTTTTTTGTTAAGATGTTCAATTGCGGCTTTTGCTTATCATGGTGGGCGGGGGTCGTTTTGTCCGTCCTGTTTGCTATATGCACCGGGAACCCGGCATTGTTATTGGTTCCGTTTTGTTCAACAGTCATAACCCGCATACTCTTATGAAAACGACAAAGATAGGGGAACGGGCGGTTGTGTTGTACGACAGTATCGACGAATTGCCGATTTTGCGATTTCACGCATATAACAAAATGTTGCTTATCGACGCCGGGGTTGGGTCGGATTTGAACGATTGGGATGCGCATATTGAAAAGGCAATCCGGTTTATCCGAAAGGAAAAGCCGGATTTGGCGGAAAAGGAATTGGATAATTTGCGGCAAAACGTTTATTTCGTCCAATCCGCCATATCGCCAAAGTATTTGGCGTTTGCCTGTTTGGTTAAGTCCGTGGACGGAACCGAATACAACGATATGACGGCGGACGGTTTGCAAAAGGTATTGGATTTATTCGCCGATGCGCCGAACGCCGAGTTGACCGCCCAATTGGAAGCGGTCAAAAAAAAAATAGATGAAGAATTGCAATTGTATTTTCCTAAACTATTCGACGACGCCACGGTTAAAGAGTATTACGACCAATTGAAGCAACGCACGATGTTAATGTTGGATGCGATAATAAAGGGGGACGAAAGCGACAAACGGGAAGAAATAGACCATATTACGACGTTGTTGTTGACTTATACAAAACCCAAATCGTTTAGCGGGTCGGATAGCGTGGAAATACAATACGACAAGCAGTTTGAAAATATGTGTTTGATGTTGTCCCAACATTTGCACGTAAACCCAAAATCGTTTACCGTTTTGGAATATTACAACGCATTTGAATACATTAAGGAGCAAGCGAAAAAAGCAAGCAGAAAAAGCCAAAATAAGGCGATTTAAGGTGTTTTATTTTTCAGATGATAAATTATACATTTGAGAAAAGAAAATTGATTGTAGGGCAAATTGCCCGAAAATAACAAAAACAAATAGTCGGATATATGGCAGATAACAACAACCCAATTAAATATTCTGATTTGGTAAGCCCCGATAATTCGATTACTGATTTGATAAAGCAATTGGATGAACTTTCAGACGCATATACAAATGCGTTGAAAAATATTAGGGCGGAAGCAATTCAGTTGGCGGCGGTTCTGCAAAAGGTTTCCGGGGCAACCGAGGACGGCAGGAACACAACCAAGAAAGCCGCAGACGATGCGGAACGTTTGGCACGTGCGCAACGTGATTTGGCGTTTGCAGAAAGCGAGAACGCCAAAAAGTTAGCCGAGTTAAAATTGGCACAACAGGAAGCGAACCAAATTAATAAACTGATTGTGAAAATAAATCAATCCGCCGAGGGTAGTTATAACCGTTTATCGGCGCAATATTCATTGAATAAGATTTATTTAAACAACATGACTAAAGCCGAACGGGAAAACACCGAGGAGGGGCGAAAATTGGTTGCACAAACCAAAGAAATATACGAAGAAATGAAACGTTTGCAGGAAGCAACCGGGAAATTTCAATTGAACGTCGGAAATTATACGGAGGCGTCCGACGCAATTATTGCGTATGGCGACAAATTAAAAGAAACGTTAGGTTTAAATAGCGCATTTGGCGAAAGTCTTTTGGCGTTAGGACGTGGCGGGGCTGAAAGTAAAGCCGTTTTTACAGCTATTGGCGACGGGGCAAAAGCATTGGGAAAAACTTTGTTGGGATTACTTTCAAACCCGGTTTTTTTGGCGATTGCCGGAATTGCGGCGGCGGGTGCGGCGTTTAAATGGTGGTACGATTATAACGCCGGGTTAGTTGAGGCAACGAGATTGACGCAACAATTTACCGGGAAAAGTGGCGATGATTTGAAAGCGTTTAGAAATGAGGTGCAAGCCGTCGCAGATTCGTTCGGCGCAGATTTCCGGGAAACATTGATTGCAACAAACGCATTATCAAAACAATTTGGTATTTCTGCAAATGAGGCATTGCAGTTGGTTAAGGATGGTTTTTTGTCCGGAGCCGATGCGAACGGGGAATTTTTAGACACGTTGAAAGAATACCCGGCATATTTCAAAGAGGCTGGAATATCAGCAGACCAATTTGTTGCGATTGTAGCCCAAACAAACAAAATGGGTATCTTTTCGGACAAAGGCGTTGACGCAATTAAGGAGGCAAATTTGCGTTTGCGTGAAATGACGACGGCGACGGCGGCGGCTTTGGACGGTATCGGTATTTCGTCGGAACAAGTTCAAAAAGATTTGCAGACCGGAACCAAAACAACGTTCGATGTTATACAAGACGTTTCCGCAAAATTGGCAGAATTGCCGGATAATGCGGCAACGGTCGGGGCTGCAATTGCAGATATATTCGGGGGTCCCGGAGAGGACGCCGGATTGCAGTATTTGCGCACGTTGAAAGATATTTCAACAAACATGGATGAAGTAAAAGGGAAAGCCGGAGTTTTGGCGCAATTGCAGGAGGAACAATTGCAAAGCCAAATTGAGTTGCAAAACGCATTATCCGGGTTGTTTGACGCAACCGGAGGAAATTTTGAAACGTTGACAACGCAGGCAAAAGTTTTTGTTAACCAAGGATTGACGGCGATAATAAAAGGGGTTATTGATGTTGTCAATTACTTGATTGAGTTATACAATGAAAGTGTTTTGATACGTGCAATTTGGAATGGGATTGTTGCCGGATTCAAAACAACATTTGATACGTTGGGAAATTTGTTTGGATTCTTTATTGATATAGTCAAAGCAACCGGAACCGCATTAAAGGGGGCGTTTACGTTAGATTTTGACGACGTAAAAAAAGGATTGGCAGATTATGCAGCAGCGTACGGAAATTTGGTTAAAGCCCAAGTTAAAGACATAACAGAAAATTTCCAAGAGGGTTTGGAGGGTATGCAAAAGAAAATAAAACCGTTAACAATCCCGGTTTCTGTTGGAGATACCCCGACGCCACAAACAGACAATAAGCCCGTAACGACACAGAACCCAACCGTAACGCCAAGGGGTAAAAGCGATGCGGAAAAGGCAGCAGAAAAACAAGCAAAGCAAATTGAAGCGGCTTATAAAAAGAATTTGGAGGCAACCCGGAAATTGCAGGATGTACAATTGCAGTTGGAAACCGACGAATGGGCAAAGCGTAGGCAGCAAACGCAATATCAGTATTCCCGACAGATTGAGGATTTGCAACACCAATTACAGACCGAAAAGGATTTGAACGAAACCGGACGGCAGGCGATAAACGCAACAATTACGGCGTTAGAACAGCAGCAGACAGAGGCGTTGTTGAAAATAGAGCAAGAACGGCAGTTGCAAGAATTGGCATTGCAGAAAGAAAGCATTGAATTACGTTTGCAAGCGGTTAAGCAGGGAAGCGAGCAGGAACGACAATTGCGTATGCAGTTGTTAGAGAATGAAAGACAAACAGCATTGTTGCAGAATGAGCAAAAGCCGACCGGACAACAGCAGGACGCCGGGGTAATTAATGCCGGATTTGACGTTAAGGGAAGCGCAATTGCCGACGAATATTTGCAAACGCAATTAATGATGTTTGACCAACAACAAGCGTTGGCGCAATCTGAATTTGATTTATTAAGAAATTCAGAAGCCCGGAAAACCCAATTCCGTTTGCAGGCAGAAAAGGAACGTTTGCAAAAGGTATTAGAATTGAACGAGCAAGCAGCCAATAAATTGTCAGATGTTGAAGTACAAACAATTCAAAACACAATAAAAAAGATTGACCAAGAAATTGAGCAGTCAAAAGGAGAGGAACGAGGAACAGACATTTACGGTTTGTTTGGGCTTAATTTGGACGACGACCAAAAGGAGGCAATAAGTACGTCCGTATCCTTTGCAATGGAGCAATTACAGGTATTTTTAGATGCGAAATTGCAAGCCGCCGAAGCCGCCGTAAATGCCGCCGACAAAGAGGTTGAAAGCGCACAACGCACGTTGGACGCCGAAAGGGAAGCACGGGCGAACGGTTATGCCTCAAACGTGGTTATGGCACAAAAGGAGTTGGATTTGGCAAAGCGGAACCAAGAAAAGGCGTTGAAAGAGCAACAGAAAGCGCAAAAGGCACAACAGGCAATACAGACAATCCAACAAATCGGAAACCTTGTAACGGCGTCCGCTTTGATTTGGTCGCAATTGGGGTTCCCGTTCGCAATCCCGGCAATCGCTGTTATGTGGGCTTCATTTGCCGCCGCCAAAATTAAAGCCGCACAAATGAGTAAAGCCGCCGAGGGTTCGGAAAGTTACGGGGACGGTACGGTTGAATTGTTGGCGGGCGGTTCCCACCAATCCGGGGACGACGTGGATTTAGGAACCAAACCGGATGGAACCCGGAGGCGTGCCGAGGGCGGGGAATTTTTCGCCGTTATCAATAAACGTAATTCCCGCCGTTTCCGTCGTTTAATCCCGGACGTAATAAATAGTTTGAACCGGGGAACATTCCCCCAAAAGTACCTTAATGCCTACAATACCGACGGCATTAATGTAACGGTTCAACAAAATAACGCACCGGATTTGCGGGATTTAAAAGACGATGTAAGGGAGATTAAGGAACAAAACCGCCGCCGTCGTTACGTCGATGGCAACGGCAATGTTATTGAGGTTTACAAGAATTTGACACGTAAAATTAAAAATTGATATGAACCCGATTTATAGACATTCATTTGTAAATGCGTTTTTAGCGAACGGGGCGATAAGTAAAACAACCGGGAACATAAACGGGAATAGTACAAATACCTATTATACCCGTACTTTTGTCCCGGTTGGGAATGTGTACCCCCGCAAATTGTTTCAGAATTACACCCCGCAAGCCGGGGGCGCATTTTACGATAGCAATAAAAAGATTATCGGCGGTTGGGGAAGCAACCCGGCCGCCACAAATACGGAATTTGACATACCAAGCAATGCCGCATATATCCGGTTTAATGTAATCAAAGCGCATTACGCCAACGGGACGGCATGGTTGAGATTGGGAACGTTGGACGCCCCGAACGTCTTACAAGGTCAAACCGTGCATCCGATTTATAAGGACGATTTGGCAAAGGAGTACGAATTAGAAACCAACCAACAGTTTTATCGTGCCAAATTATCCGGCAAAATTACCTTTGTCCGGGATGATTACGACTATATAAACCGTCAATCGTTCGACAATGAATTTTTGTATTGCATTGAAAAGAGCGACGACGGCGGGCGTACATGGTTCCAATACTTTCAAGGCAAGTTTATGAAAACCGATTGCACGTTTACCGATTACGATAAAAAGGTTGTTGTACAACCGGACGCAATCGACGATTATAACGACGTGTTGGCGGGATTGGAAAAGGAATACAATTTAATAACGTTAGCCCCGACAATCCAACGGATAACGATAAACAAGCGTCCATTAATTCAAATATACGTTCCGGGGGATAGTATTGTTTCGTGTTTTTTGGGCGGTGCGAATTGGGAACAAGACGCAAACGCCACGACCGACCAAAACGCACTAATACAAACCTATCATTTTGCACTATGTAATATTTTGAAAGAAATACAAATTACGTCGCACGGTTCCCCGGCGGTAATATCCGGGCTTTATACCGGGCGAATGGCGACGGGTGCAAGTGCAGACGTTTTCGAGGGAAAATTATACCCGGAATTAAACGTAAATTATTATATCTATATTACGCAACAAAGAATTGACGGTTTACCGTTTGGGGCTGTTGCGGTCGAGATACGCAAACAATCCGATGATACGGCAATGTTTCGTTATACAAAGGTTACAACGTCGCCTTTTGATACATTGGAGTTTGATTTAACCGCCGTCGAGGGTTCCGGGGCAACCGGAACAATGCACGCCGATATGAAAAGTTATAATATATACGCCCGGTATTTGTGCGACGTGGAGAAAATCAACGAGCTTAATACATATCCATTGCCCGCCGATGATATAGTTGATAATAACCGTAATTATAGGCGTGCGATTGGTTACGCAATCGACGTGGCGTTTATTTCAAACAAATTTTCAGATACCCCGACCGAGTGGGGATTAGCGGACAACGGAAAGTATTTTGCGCCGCCTTATTCCATATACGGACAAACGTTTTATCCAATCGCCCGGTCAACGTGGCGTTATGCGTCGTTGTGGTTTGGGTTTTATTTGATGGATTGGATATTAGAGGGAAAAGCACGAAAAGCATATACTTTGCGGGATGCGTTCCCGGTTGCGTCTTGTATATCCGTTTTGCTCAATCAGATTGCACCGGGTATAACGCACGCAGCCACGGCGGAATACAGTCAATTTTTATACAGCGGTAACAACCCAATATCCGGGTTGAATTTCCGTTTGCTTGTATCACAGAAAACCAATATTATAAACGGGGAATATCAGCAACCCGCACAAAAAGCCCCGACGACCTTACAACAATTTACCAATATGTTACGGGATTGTTTTAAATGTTATTGGTTCATTGAGGACGGCAAATTTAAAATCGAACATATCCAATATTTCCGCAATGGCGGTTCCTATTCCGGCGGGGCTATATTAAGCCACGATTTGACAAAGGAATTGAATTTGCGCAACGGGAAACCGTGGGCGTTCAACACGTCGGAATATTCGTTTGATAAGGTCGATTTGCCGGAACGTTACCAATTTGAATGGATGGACGACGTTACGGCGGCATTTGAAGGGTTGCCGATACAAGTAATAAGCAAGTATGTAACGCCCGGAAAGGTTGAGGAAATTAATATATCAAACTTTACGTCCGATATTGATATGATGTTGTTAAACCCCGGCAATATGAGTTCGGACGGGTTCGCCTTGTTTGCCGCCGTTCCGCCAACGTCCGGGTCGCAATGGATATTACCATTTACCCGCCAAACTATTAACAGGGTCGAATACTTTTTGCAAAACGGATATTTGGCGTTTATCAATCTGCAATCCCCGTATTGGTTATATGATTTACCCGCCCGTCGTGTATCAATAAACGGTTCCGAGGTTTACGCATACGGTATTGAGAGAAAGAAGAAACAAACGTTTAGTTTTCCGGCAAATGACGACCCAAACCCGATGCAACTAATAAAAACGTATATCGGTAACGGTCAAGTTGATAAATTAAGCGTAAATTTGTGTAGTCGAAACATTAAAGCAACGTTGAAATATGATACAGAATAACAACATAAGCGTTTTACCGTGGTACACGTCAATAAATGAACAGAACCACAGAAAAAGTTACGCATACGGCGCAATTTACCCGTTATTTGCCCCGGCTGATAGATTGTTACCGTTTCAGATAATGAGAAACACACGGTCAAACAATGTTACGTCAGTGGTATTGTATGAAAAGACCGGAAAGCGAGTTGCAAACATAACAACGTATATGAAAGAAACCGGATTGCAGATTGTCCGGTTTCAAACGTTGGGTTATGATGTTATATTGTACCCGTCAATATTACCCATGCCATTAAATCAGTTGGACGGAATATATTATATGACGCTATCGGATGGCGTGCAAACGTGGTATTCTGAAATGTTCACGGTCGTACAAGATGTTTCCGGTTACTTAAAAATACAATGGTGGGATATTGAAAATTTGGTATTTGACGCCGGGCAAATAGTATATAAAAACCCGGATTTCAAAAATATATTGTACCTTTGTACAGAGTTAGGAAAACCGGATTATGAATTTGAAGAGGACGGCGAACAACGGGACGGGTATTTTTTCCCGGAAAAACAAATATCAGTAAAAACGTTTAAATGTACAATATTGGCACCGGAGTTCCTTTGCGACGTTATGCGTTTTATCCGTATGGCTGATTATATTCATATAACAGATAAATACGGCAGGGAATACGATTGCGATATGTTCCTAATTACCCCCAAATGGCAAACGCAGGGGGATTTGGCAAGCGTCGAAATTGAGTTTGAAACGGCGACCGTTGCCAAAAAGATAGGGCGGGGATATATTACGCCCGGTACAAAGGGAGATTTTAATAATGATTTCAATAACGATTTTAATATTTGACAATTATGGGAGGTTACACAGAATTAAAAGCCGCAATTGCCGCCGTTATCAAAGCAAACGGAAATAACGAGATTACCGGGGCAATAATGCAAAACGTGTTGAACACGATTGTTTCAACCGTGGGAGCCAACAGAACCTTTGTTGGCATAGCAAATAAAAATACCAATCCCGGCACGCCGGACGGTAACGTTTTTTATATCGCTTATACGGCGGGGAATTATGTAAATTTCCAATTCGGGGCGGGTTATTTGACCGTAAAACCCGGCGAATTGGCAATATTATACAACGAGACGACCAATTGGGGCAAATTTGTTATCGGCATGAGTTCGGACGGCGTTATTGCGCTTGCGAACACAACAAACCAAATCAACGCAACCGGACGTTATGCGTACACGGATACGGGTATTGTAAAGGGGTCAAATGCGGGTTCCCAAAAGGTGCGTACATTTTTGGTTGCGGGTCAACCATACCAATTTACATTAACGCCCGTTGGAGGCAACGCCCCGGTAAATATACAGGGTATTAAAGCCGACGGAACATTTGACATTATTGGCTCCATGACATTAACGCCCGACGGGACAACGAAAACCGTAACGCCAACCGAAAATTATTACGGGTTTACGATTTTTTACGGTTCCCAAACAACCGCCACGTCTGTAAATGTATTGTTTGAAACTCCGACAACCGGGGGAATGGGTTTGCCGGACGGTATGGGGGACGCAACCAACTTTTACCCCGACCCGTTTATTGAGGCGGGTTCGCATATTAATGAATTGGAGGGCGTACAAAATGTTATCGTTGTAGGAACGCCGGAATATTACGCCGACCGTATTGTTTTGCCCGTGGGTTCGTCTTTAGGGGTTTTATTGGATTTGTCGCAATTACCATATAATCCAACAACGGATTATCTTAACGCATTAATGAAAATTAGTGCGCCGGGTACAGGTCATTTGTTAAATGTGGTATTTGACCCTATAACGTCGGGTGCCTTTAGTTCAGCCGTTCAATTAACGACCGACCCGCAATTTGACGGTTGGGTATCTTTTTACAATGTAACCGGATGTTCGACGTTATCCAACCGTTGCCGTGTAACATTCGACAACCGAAAAGGTACACAGCCGTTAACGATTTACCGTTGTATGATGTGGACGGGTCAAGATGTAACCCCGTTCGGTATGTTCGCAAAACAGGCGTGGAACGCATGGAAAAAGGTAAAAGATATTCCCATTAAAACAATTAATTACGCCCCGTATTACAACGAATTTAATTTACAGGGTTCAGCAATGAATGTTGTAAGAACACGCACAACGTTATCTTATACGGTGAACGATGCCGGAACTACTGCATTTATTGGATATGATTTCAATTTGGCGGATAGCCCGTTTGAGATTGGCGACGTTATCGGTTACGGTGCGGATAATGTGGTTGTAAGTAGTGCAACAACCGCCGCAATGTATTGCATATTTTACAATGATTCAGTCGAGATTTCCCGGTTAGCGTTACAATTAAGTGCAGGCGGTTTTTGTACTCATTCCGGCACAATTCCGAAGAATACAACCCATATATTGATACGTTTCCAAATTAGTGGCGTTGGTGCGGCAATATCGGTTGGCGACAACTATTTGACAAAAGGCGAAATAAACAAATTGAGCGAATGGGAACGCCAAAGCATAAAGCGCGGGACAACTGTAAACACAACCGCCGCCGTTGTTTACGTGGATGCGGTCAACGGAAACGACACGAACCCCGGCACGACGGAAAGTGCCGCATTAGCGACGTTTGCCGCCGCATTTTCCAAAACAGGCGTTGATACAACAATTATATTGATAGGGGACACGACCGAACGTTTGAATATCAAAACCAAGTCAAACCAACGTTCCGTCCGTCTTATCGGTAAACGTGGATTAGTTAACCGTATCATTTGCGGAACAAAAATTGATAGCGGAACATTAGTTGCGGGTACAACGAACGTTTACCAAACCCCGTTGTCGTCCTTTCCAGCCGCCGACCATTTCCAATTGTTCCAACATGAGGTATTCGACGAAAGTACGTTGATACCGGACAACGAACGCCACCCGTTACAACGTGGGAAAACGTACCGTTGTGATAGCACAAAGATAACCTGTGTTACGTCGTTGGATGCCGTGAAAACGTCCGAGGGTTACACGTTCTTTTATGATACAGACGCACAAATGTTGTACGTCAAAATCAAAGAGGGTACAACGTTAGCCGCCAACCCGGTTTACATTCCGGGCGGTTCCGGTATTTCCGGCAATGACGGTTCCGTTGCTTTTGAAATGGTTAATATTGAATGTTGGTACGGTTCAATTTCGTTAAGGTTTTGCCACGGCGGACGGGCGATTGATTGCGCAGCAAAATACGCATTTGGCGGCGGTGCGTGGTCGTGGGAAGCGGCAATTGGTGTGGAATTGATACGATGCGAAGCGGCACGGGCGTTTAGCGGTTCGAGTACCGGGGACGGGTTCAACGCACACAGCACAACGACTGACCCGGCATTGGCGAAACATACCGTTGCAACGATGATTGATTGTTGGAGCCACGACAATAACGACGACGGATATAGCGACCACGAACGTTGCGAAACAACCATTATTGGCGGATTGTTTGAATACAACGTAAAAGCCGGATTAACGCCCGCTTTTGGTTGCCACGATACGATATATAACGCCTATTGCCGTAAACAGGTTAATAACGGTATCGCATTAGTTGGAAGCGCAACGGCGGCGGAGGGCGGCAGAGGTTCGCAAATATTCGTGATTGGTTGCATTTGCGAGAACAACACAAACAATTATTACGTTTCCGGCGATAAGTCCGGGGCGGATGAAAATTTTGGTAAGTTCGTAAATTGTATATCTTTGAACGGTTCAAAATATGGGTATTTGTGCGGAACGAACGCCCGTATTGAATTGAACAATTGCACGGATAGCGGAAGCCCAACCGCAAAAAGTGGCAACGTGATAGTAAATAACGCCGCATTGGTAGAATAATTAACCGGGGGCGGGTGCGCCCGTCCCTATTTTCACTTACTTAAATGATGCAAGAACGTAACATTATTAACGGAACAACCAACGGCGGTTGACAACCGCACGGAATTTATGTTGTGCGAGATTATAAAGCAATAACCAAAACGGGGGCGGTTTACCGCCGCCCCTTAACTCTTTATTTATGGACGATATGGATAAAATTTTTAGTTGGGAACAATGGCGTATGATATTCGCCACGACCGCAAGCCCGTTATTTGCATATCTGACCCCGACGGCGGGGTTTATGTATGCGTTAGTTATTATGTTTGCGTTCAACATTTGGGCGGGAATGAGGGCGGACGGCGTGGCGATAAGGAATTGCAAACGCTTTTCGTTCCATAAGTTTAAGAACGCATTGGCGGAATTGCTTTTGTACGTCGTTATTATACACGTCATTTATTCCGTTATGTTGCAATGTGGCGACGACGGGGCGGCAATGATTGTTATTAAGTCGCTTACATACGTGTTCATGTATGTATATTTGCAAAATGCGTTTCGCAACTTAATTAAGGCATACCCGAAGAAAATAGCCTTACGGATAATATACCATGTTATCCGGTTGGAATTTACACGGGCGTTGCCGTCTTATTGGCAACCAATAATCGAGCGTTTCCAAAAGGAAACCGATGACGATATTATTAACGATAAAGAAAAGGAGGTAAGAAAATGAAACCTATTGTTATTTTAGACAACGGACACGGCGAAGAAACCGCCGGGAAACGTTCCCCGGTTTGGGGCGACGGTTCGCAACTGTTTGAATGGGAGTTTAACCGTGACATTGTGCGACGTATCGCCGCCAAATTGGACGATTTGGCGATTGGGTACGAGATATTGACCCCGGAAACAAACGACGTGTCATTGGCGGAACGTTGCCGCCGAGCAAATGAGATTTACCGCAATTACAATGAAAAGGCGTTTTTGGTATCCGTCCATGCCAACGCCGGAGGCGGTACGGGTTGGGAGGTTTACACGTCGCCCGGAGAAACGAAAGCGGATGCAATCGCCACGGTATTTGCCGAGGAAGCGCAACGGGTATTCGTCCCGGACGGTTGGCGTATGCGTTTCGATTATGCCGACGGCGACCCGGATAAGGAAGCGGCGTTTTATATCCTCAAACACACGAGTTGCCCGGCAATCCTTACGGAAAACTTTTTCATGGATACCGAAAAAGATTGCTGTTTCATAATGAGCAACGAGGGACGGGAACAAATTGCAAATATGCACGTCAGTGCAATAAAAAGAGTTATAAAGTTATGACACAACAGGAAATGCAAAAATTCATTACCGACAATGTATTAAAGCAAGGTAATGAGGGTGCAATAAATATTGCCCCGTTATTGTCTGCAATGGTTGATAAGATGTTTGCAGACCCGGAAACAGGAGTTTCCCCAATAGTCGTTGCGATAGCCGAGGCAGGGACGAAAGACGGGACAAAAACCCGTTACGACGTAACGACCGAGCAAGCAACGATAAATCAGTATATCGACGCCGTAACGGAGGAAAAAGCGAAAGCCCGGTTATTTATCCAAGACGGCGACGCATTGATTGGGTTTACTTATTTGGAGATAAGCGAAACCACGATTACAGGGCAAAGCATTGCCCCCGACGGTTCGTATAAATTGTATCTTTCAAAGGAGGCGGGAACGTCTTATTTTGAGCATGACGACGAAGTAAAGAGCATTGCAAGCGTTACCGAAGCGGAAATTGCAGGATACAACGAAATGTTCGGCGCAACATACGACCCCGTAAGTAATAAATTTGCCGTTCAAATTGGAACCGTTAGCACTCAATTAACGCCCGGTCAAATGATGTTGACGACGGAGGAATACAACAAAGCAAGCAACGACGCCGATTATACCGCAATGTGGGCGTATGCGATTGCCGAATATATTTGTTGCCCGCCGTGGTTCGAGGGGTTCGCCGGGTTCAAATTGCATAGCGCATTTTATAAGGCAGAAAAAACAATCTTTATCGACCTTAATACGGTTGAATTGCCCGTTGCGACGTTGGCAAATGCCTTTTACGGTTGTTCCCGGTTGGAGCAAATAACCGGAATACTAAAAATTGGTTCCAACGTCCCCGTAACGGATGCGTTCAAAGGATGCGCCGTATTGCATACGGTCAAGTTGTCCGGGTTATCCTCAAACATTGATTTGTCGGATTGTGCGCAATTGAGCGTCGAAACGATAGAACATTTGATTGAAAACAGCGTACAACCCGGAAGCGGAACAATTACAATTACCGTTCACCCCGATATAAACAACAATATCAACAACAATAGTGGTTGGGCGGACATTCGGGCGTTGTTGCAGGAAAAAACGTACATTACAATCCAAGCGGCGACCGTATGAAAAAGTATTTGATTTTGGCGGCAATCATTTTGGCGGTTGCCGCCGCCTTTTGGGTGCAACACGTCAAAATAAAGAGGTTGACCGAGGAACGGGACAGATACCGGAGCAATACCGAAATACTATTGCAGGACGTCAAGACGTACCAAACGAAAGACAGTTTGAACGCAATCAAAGTCGGGAATTTGGAGTTGTCATTGGCGGAATACAAAAAGTACCGGGCGGACGATTTGGCGTTGATAAAGACGTTGCAGGCAAAGAACCGGGATTTGGAACGGGTTACAACAACCCAAATGGAAACAATCAACGAATTGCGGGCAACCGTCCGGGATAGTGTTGTATATTTGCCCGGCGATACGGTTACGACCATATTACGATGCGTCGATATTGTCGAACCGTGGTTTGAGTTGCACGGATGCGCCACGCCGGACGGACAATTTACCGGGACGCATATAAACCGGGATAGTCTGTTGATTGTCGAAACGGTACAATACAAACGGTTTTGGGGGTTCCTTTGGAAAACCAAAAAGATAAAGAACCGGGAAATTGATGTTGTAAGTAAGAACCCGGCAACAAAAATATTGGGCGTTGAGTTCGTAACCATAGAAAAGTAACTTTTATTGTTCATAATACCGGGAAACGGGGATTGTAACCAAGCGTTGCAACCCCGTTTTTGTTTTTGCCCGTTTTTAGCCCCGTATTTCGATTATTTTGTTTGAATGGATAATGTACCCACCCCGGCAAATAAAGTGGCTTAAAATGAAAATTCGCCAAAAATAACTTTACAGGGAGCCAAAAGAAACTTTTTTTATCCGCAAATCGAAAATAAAAAAAATTCTTTTGGTAGTTAAAATAAAAAGCCTTATGTTTGTGCCATGTTAATAAAACGCCCGGGCGTTTTCCCGGTAACAAAAAGAGCGATACAATGAAGCCCGCAGATATTTACAACGGTTTGGAATATACAACAAGAGAGATTAACCGTACTTTCAAAATCAAAGTAAACGGATTGTTCAACGGCAAAAAGATTAACACGTTGGTTGGCGTTTCCGGTTTGATTAAGTTAGTAGGCGTTGAAATGGCGAACAAATTATTGCGCCGTGCTTTCCGTTGTGTCAAAGACGCCGAACATTGTAAGTTGCGCCGGGGTTTGAAAATATCCTTTTATTATTACTAATCCGACCGGGCGGGTTCCCGGAACCAAATAAATTTCAAATATGGAAACAAAGAAAAGAACACAGGCGACGGACATTGCCGAGATTGCAACCAAGTTAGACGGCAAAGTTAAATTTTCGTCAATCATTTACAGCCAACAAATGTTGTCGGAGAAATACCGGGAAACAGGGGTAAACGATATGTATTTTATCGGCAAAAAATTTGGGTTGTGGTTTTATACAAGCCGGGCGGCATTAGATAGCCTTTGTTATCTGCAAAACCCTAAATTCCCGACGTGGGTATTGTGCGAAAATTCATTGAGTTTGTACGAAATAAGATAATAACCCGCCGGGGGTTCGTCCCCCGGCACAATAACAAAGATTAATGGCAAAGTATATTTTGAGCAAGAAAGCGAAAGGCAAAAAGTATCAGTACACCGTTACCGACGAAAAAGGCAACGTTATTTCAACAAGAACGTCCGCCCGTGATTATGTGGCGTGTACCGCCAACGGCGAATTTTATTTTGGGCGGTTGGACTTAATCGGCAAAGGCGACCACGGCAAAGGGTTGAGCCGCACGACGGAAATATTGGCAAATCCCAAACGGGCGTATAAAAAGCAAGTCGCATACTTTGTGCCGTCTTATCGGAAAGAATGGATTGCCGAGAACCCCGCCGACGAATGGATTGCCCGCAATGTTAATTGGGCAACCGAACGCCAAAAGGAATTAAACGCAATCGCATATTTACAGCCGGGGGAATAACCCCGGCTTTGCCTGTTATGGATATACGATTGACAGAGGAACAACGGGAAATATTGAGCGGTCGAATTTGCCCGTATTGCCACGTTCCGACCGAGTACAAAAATAGTATTGAGGTTTACGGCGTTGATTATGGAATGATTTATTATTGTCCCCAATGCGGGGCGTATGTGGGTGTTCATAAGGGAACCGACCGGGCAAAGGGTCGATTGGCAAACGCCGAGTTGCGCCGATGTAAGATTGAAGCGCACCGATATTTTGATGAATTGTACAAACGTGGACTAATGAGGCGACGGGAGGCGTACAAATGGTTATCCGACCAATTGGGATTACCCCCGGAATATACGCATATTGGAATGTTTAACCCCGAAACGTGCGCAAAGGTCGGTGGACGTTTCAAAAAAGTATTTATTAACCATGCGATTTGCATTAAGACGACAGGATAAAATAAAAGCGCATTTTGCACCCAACGGGGACGAAATGTTGAACCGGATAAAAGAGAGTTTAACCCGGTTTTTTGCCGCCGACCGTTCGGAGTTCCCGGAGGGATACCGGGAAATTGAGGACTGTTTTAACCAATTGCCGGGGGAACCATACCCGACCATTGCAATAAACGACGTCGGTAACGACGACCGAATGATTGAATTTTATGTTACCGGAAAACAATACGACGTTTACCACGTCGCATTTAAGGGGTTTACAAAGGGTTAAGATATGGAAAGCGTAATTATTGAGGAAATGCGGGCGTTCTTACGATTGGATTTGCCCGACCGACAAAGACAATATTTTACCGATACAATCGCCGTCGCAAAACGTGTTGAGGTCGTAAAAGCGGCGGACGTATTCGACGAACGGGAAATTGAATTGATACGCCGGACGGTTCGCCCGGCAGTCAAAGGGTGTTATAAAAATGCGCATTTGCTGACGTTGTTATTTCCCGACCGGGTGCAATACGTTGAGGGCAAAACGAACGTATTTATACCAATCGACCACGCATTTAACCGGGTCGGGAACAAATATATTGACATTACGTTTGAGTTCGCATTGGGGTTTTAGACCCAACGCAATACGAATATGTGGCGTTTGGGGAATATCCGGCGGGCGTTATTGAGGAAATAACCGACCAAACGGGATATTATGGCAATATATACCGATTTTGTTATTGTGCGGCGCAAATGGCGTTGGAAAAGATGAACCCCCGGACGTAACAGATACGCCGGGGGTTCGGTACGCAGTAACCGAGAGCGATTTTTGGTAATGCGGTATTGCAAAGGTAGGTTAAAAATCGGATATTTCACGCACCCGGCAAAAATGATTTCGCAAAACAAAGATTATATTTTTGGTAATTAAAAAAATCTTTCTACCTTTGCAGAACAAAAGATTAACAGCCTACCCGGAGGGATACCGGGAAATGATATGAAAATAAAAGAAAGTGAGCAATTAAAGATGTTGGCGACCGAAAGCGGGAAAACAGCCAACCAAGTATCCGAAACAATCGTTACGGAGTTAATCAACAAACAGATTATCGAGAACATAAGCGACAATTGGGGGTTCCCGGTCGCCGATTGTTACGAACGGGATGTTACCGTTGTGGAAATGGTGGACGTTATCCGGGCAATTGGTATTTACCCGGTTCGTTCCGTCCATTTGGACGCCCTGTTGGAATGTGTATTGATTGGCGACGATGATTGCCCGGAGTGTGGCGGGGAAATGGAGGTTACAGACGGCGAGTATAGACGTACCGGAGGCGACGGATATTTGACCCCGCCGGAATATAGCCCGATTTGGGAGGAAAAAACGTGCCGCAATTGCGGGTACAAAGAGAGCAACGAACCAAGTTATTAACAAAAAAATTTAAGTTATGGCATTGAGATTAAGAGTAAACGAAGCAATCGCCCGTTCCGAGGCGAACGGGAAAAAGGTTTTGAAAAAAGACATTGCCGCCCGTCTTTTTGAGGGTGCAAGCGAGAGCGCACAACAGGTAAATATGACGAATTTATGTAACGGCACGACCAAACGGATTGTCCCGGAATGGGTCGTTATTATTTGCGAAATGTTGGATTGTACGGCGGATTACCTGTTTGGCATGGAGGGCGGAAGCAATGAAAAGTAAGTTTATCGAATGGTTGGAAGCCGCCGCCGAAACCATGTTTTCCGGGTTGTTTCAAGCGAAAGCCCTAATTGTTACGTTTGGCGCATTTGGGTTATGTTGTTTGATTGGCGCATTTTGGAACCCGTGGCAATTGTTATTTGCGGCAATGTGCGCCGCAATGGTATTATGTGGAATTTCAGAATATAAAAAGTACAAGTAATGAGAGCAAAGAGCGATAAACCGGGCGACCCGGTAAAAGAGGTTGCGGGAACCGTCGGCAATGTTGCGTCGGATATGTTCCCGGAGATTAACGAGGAACAACAAACAATTATTCCCCCGTTCGTTGATGTTCAACCGGAACAACCAACCGGAGTGTTTGAGATAATACCGGGCATGACGGTTGAGGAAATGACGGCAATGTTTTTCGACGAAAAAACATTGATTGAACCCCCGTATAAGGTTTGGCAGTTAAACAGCAAGGGACACCGATATTATTACCGATATGACGACGCCGGGAACCCGGAGTTTTTCCCGTCGGTTACAACTATATTGTCCCAAACATTACCCAAAGCCCCGCACCTTATAAATTGGATTGCGAACAAAGGCATTGAGGAAGCCGAGCGATACAAAGGCGAACGGGCAGCGTATGGAACGTTTATGCACGCCGCATTTGAGGAATTATTGATTAACCGAGCGTATGATTTGGACGGGCTAAAAGGCAAACTAAAAGAATACATTGAGGTTTACCGATTGCCGGACGACTTTATTTATTACGCCGACGATTTGAAAAAGGACGTATTGGCGTTTGCGCAATTCGTATTGGATTATGATGTACGACCGTTAGCCGTTGAAATTGCGTTGGTACACCCGTATTACAAGTACGCCGGAATGATTGATTGCCCGTGTACCATGCGGGCAAAGATTGGAAGCAACGACCGGATTAACGCAATTGTCGATTTCAAAAGCGGGCGAAAAGGTTTTTACGAGGAAAGCGAAATACAATTAGGAATGTACCGGGATATGTGGAACGTCAATTTTGAGCAATTCCCCGTTACCCGTATTTTCAATTTCAGCCCGAAAGATTGGCGCAAAAAACCGTCGTACAATCTGAAAGAGCAAACCGAAAGCCCCAATATACGGAAAATCCCCTATCTGTTGGAGATTGCCGCCATTGAGGACGAAAAGCGGGACAACACGTTTACGGCGGTTAATGGTATGGTTGTATTGGACGACGCCCCGGATTTGTCCCAAAATGTAATATCGTTGTCTTTGGCGGAATTGATTAAAATGAAAGCCCCCAAAGAGGCGACCCCGGACGAAACCACGGACGCCGCCGAAACCGTCAAAGCGGATGCGGTTGCCCCGGAACAAACGCCGGAACCGGAGATTAAGAAAACAAAGATTGTGAAACGCACCGGGAAAACGGCAAAGGAGGCGGAAAAGAAGCCCGCCACGGGACGAAAGGAGGCAAAACGGACTGTTGCACCGGAAAAGAAACAAAAGCCCGCAAATGCGCCAAAAAAGCCCAAAAACGAGAATAAGAAAAGATTGTTGAACGACGACCCCGAAATATAAAGAGCATGAAAGGACGAATAAGACGACCGGAGGCGGAAAAATCCCGTTTGATTTTGCCCCGTGTCGGACAAATAAAAATCGGAATGAAAAACGCCAACGGATACCCGCAAAGCGTGGATTATTTCATACCAACGGGAAAGTATGCCGGGTTATTTACACAGGCATACGGCGAAAAGCCCCAAACAATTCAAATCGTTTTCCCGGACGACGACCCGGCGAAAGTATGCAACGAGCGGTACGAGTACCGGGACGACGACGGACGATTGATTGCGGCGGGCGACGGCGAAACGTTCCAAGTTTGGGACGGCAAAAAGTACGAAACATTGACAACGGAGGAATACCCGAATTTGATGTTGGCTATTACCAAGCGTTACCCCAATCGGAAAAGCAAACAGGACGGACACGACGGTTGGGAAATTACGTTGACGTTGAATTTCATTGTACCGTTGGTACGTGGCGTTGCCGGGTTATGGCAGTTTTCAACAAAGGGTACGGCGTCCACAATCCCGCAAATCCGGGAAACGTTCGACGGTATGTTGGCGGAACGGGGATTTTGCAAGGGAATTATATTTGATTTGAACGTACAATTTGCCACGACCCAAAAGCCCGGCGACAAATCCCGGTTCCCTGTTGTTTCATTGGTTCCGAACGAAAGCCCGGACAATGTTTTAAGAGTGCGCAAAGCGTGGGAACCTGTTAAACAATTGGAGGGCGGCGACAATGGAAAAGAAAATTGAAATTTCGGTTGGCGACGTAATTGTTGTTAATCATGTGGAAATTAGAGCCGAAAAACGGACGGGTTGGCAGGGTTGCGAATGTTGTTTTTTTTGCAAATCCAACGGTTCATGTA